AAGCTGCTATTAAAAAGTTAGGTGAAACTGAAGAATTAACTGAAGCTTTAAATTTAATAGCTGAAGAGTTAAATGGAAAAGAAAAAGAATTAGCTGATTCATATATTTCTGAAAAAAAAACTAAAGACGACTATTTAAACGATGGTTTCGTAGAAGCATCAGTTAAAAAGAACGGTCAGGGTCTTAAAAAGAGACAAGAAGTCTTAGTTAATGCTGAAGAATATGCTTCCTTAGGAGATGATGATTTATTAACAATCATTATTCCTAAAAATGGAAAAAGTATTGTACTTCCTAAAGAAGATTTAGAAGTTAAGATTTAATCCCTAAAATACATTCTAGTTTAATATAATTAGAGGACCGATTGAAATTAAACAATCGGTCCTTTTTTGTATATAATAATAAAATAAACTAAAGCTAATGGCAAGAAAAAGAAATTATTTAAACAATAGAGATTTATTAGATCAAATTGTTTTATCAAAAGAACATGGTGAATTAACACCGAAGGCATTAGAATTTTTAATGTTATTAGCTGATAAGTGTTCAAGAAAATTAACATATAGAAATCCAGAAGATAGGCAAGATTGTATTGCTTATGCTTACATGGATCTTTATAGATATTGGAGAAACTTTAATCCTGAGAAAAGTACTAATGCATTTGCTTATTTTACTGAAATAGCTAAAAGAGGGTTTGCAAAAGGTTGGAATAAATTACATCCAAAAAAATATCATGGCACAGTATCAATTAATGGTAGCGCTGATAGCGAAGGAATTTATACAATATAGTTAATTGCCTATGAGCATTAAAAAGGTTAAGCCTACAGTTAAATCTGGTTACAAGCAAGGTTATTATAAACCTAAATTTCCTCAGAAGTATAGAGGAGAAGGACCTATTATATATAGAAGTAGCTGGGAAAGAAAGTTTTGTCACTGGTGTGATCATAATGAAGATGTAATAATGTGGATCTCCGAACCTTTCTCTATACCTTATTTTAATATGTTAGATAATAAGTTTCATAAATATTATCCTGACTTTTTTATTAAAATGAAAAAGGGAGAAACTATAGAGGAATATGTTGTAGAAATAAAACCTAAGGCACAATTACAAAAACCTAAAGAACCTAAAAGAAAAACAGCTAAAGCATTAAAAAATTTTAAATATGCATATGAATCTTATGTAAGAAATTTATGTAAAACAAATGCACTTAATAAAATGGCAAAAGAAAGAAACTGTAAGGTAATGCTTTTAACTGAAGACTCAAAACTATTTTAATGGCTTTTATTGGAGAATATAACGAAGATCTTAAATTATACTTAGCTGAATATAGAAGTAGAACTATTGCATCTAAACAATCTGCGATAGACATTCCAATTGTTGGCCTTAAGTCTAAAGGATTATTGGAGGCAGGTAAAATGTATTGTTTTGAATACTATACTACCGAAGAAACTTTTTATGATACTAAACCTTTGGTATTAGGTTTAGGTGAATCTGATAATGAACATCAATTAGGTATAAATTTACATTATATGCCTTATGAGGCTAGGCTTCCTTTCATGGAAGAGTTAGTAAAGTCCTTTATGAGATTTCCTGATTTTAAAAATGCAGCTTACATACCTACACAAAACCAAAAGGCAATCACCACTTTTAAATGGGAATTTGTAAAGAGAGCATTAGGTAAAAAATATAACTTAACTTATTGTACAAGACAGTACATGGTTAATAAAATGAAAAATCCGTATGTCTTAGGTTATGAAGACTGGTATATGGGTACTGTAAATAATGAAGATGATTTTTTCGGTGGAAATATAAATCAAGCACAATCATTATACTACAAGAATATATAAACTAATAAAAAATAAAAATATGGCAGGNTTTACAGATAGAAGAGGACCTTTAAGTACAGGAAACCCCGTTAGAAGAATTCTTAAAGATCTTTCTAATTTAGGAATGGCATACGATGACATGATCATTCGTAATTCTAGAGCTGTTGGTTATACTGAAAACCAGATGGGTTATACATTTAATCCAATGGGATCAGATAGTGATGATATGTATGGTGCATTTGCAGCCTTATCATTAACTGATACTAACATGAAGAAAAACATTGCGTTTTTCGATCAAGATTATACAGGGAAGCGTGATCAGTTAAGAACCTTTGCAGTACAAGATGAGATAGAAGATATCTTAGATGTATTAACTGATGAAGCAATTGTATTTGATGAATCTAATTATATGGCATATGCTGAATTTAATGGACATATAGGAGAATCAATAGAAGAAGAAATTAATGACGTATATAATAATATCTATAATTACTTTGGATTTAATGATTCTGTTGCTCCGTGGAATTATTTTAGAAAATGGTTAATTGATGGATTCCTTGCTTTTGAAATTGTTTATAATGATAAGCAAACCGAAATTATTGGTTTTAAAGAATTAGATCCAATATCATTAATGCCAGGAATTGATACTGATGATGGTAAAAAAGTTTGGATACAATATAAAGGTGAAGGTGCAAAGGAAAGAAAATTATGGGATTCACAAATAATATACCTTTCATATTCTTCTGTAAATTCACCAATGAGAATATCTTATGTAGAAAGATTAATAAGATCTTTTAATCTTTTAAGAATAATGGAACACAGTAGAATTATATGGGCTGTGTCTAATGCTTCATTTAAAACACAGTTTACAATACCAGTTGGTGGTAAATCTAAAACAAGAGCAAAGCAATCTTTAGCAACATTAATGAATTCATATCGTGAGGTTGTAGACTTTAACTTTGAAAGTGGTGAAATTCAAACTAATGGTAAACCAATGATGCCATTCAATAAAGAATATTGGTTACCTTCTAAAGATGGTGAATCACCAGAAATTCAAACAATAGGTGGGGATGGTCCTGATTTAGGCGATACTGAATCTTTAAAATATTTCTCTGATAAATTACAATTAGCTTCTAAGATTCCATTTTCTAGGTTTGATAGAGAAGGTGGAAACACGTATGATATGGAAGCAAGCGGTATGCTAAGAGACGAAATTAAGTTTGGTAGATTTATTTCAAGATTAAGATCTATATGGCAAGAAATATTAGTTAAACCTGTATATCTTCAAATGTGCCTTAATCACCCTGAATTAAAAAATGATATTTCATTCAAAGCTGGTTTAGGATTAGATTTTATAAAAGATAATGTATTTGAAGAAATGAAAGAAATGGAACTTCAAACAAAACGTGTTGATTTTATAGGTAACTTAAAAACTCAATTAAGTACGATGGGACCTGATATGGAGGAAATACCATATTTTGATTTAGGATTCTTAATTAAGAGATACGGAGGATTTACTCGTGATGATATAAAGGCTAATGCTAGGGCAAAGGAGCGCGAGGAATTAGAAAAAGCAGGTTATAAAGAAGAAGATATTGAAAAGATTCTTTTAGGTGCTAATAAAGATGATTTTAAGCCCGAGGAAAAATCTGATGGTATGGACGATGATCCGTTAGCGGATATCTAAAAACTATTAAGAGTTATAATATATAAAACAAATAATACTAGAAAGATGTCAAATAAGAAACTTTTAATTCTAGAAAGATCTAAGTCTAATTTAAGTATGACAAAAGATGCCGATGGCTCTGTTGTGCTTGAAGGCGTATTTACAGAGATCGGAGTAAAGAACAAAAATAATAGAATTTATGAAGAAGCTGAAGTTCTTCCTCATATTAACGAACTAAAAGAAAAAGTTAAAACAAATAAACTTTTAGGTGAATTAGACCACCCTAAGGATTTTGACATTAGTTTATCAAACGTATCTCATGTTATTGAAGATTTAAATTATGATAGCAATAAGAAACAAGTATTAGGAAGAATTAGATTACTTAATACATCAAAAGGAAAAGAGGCACAAGCATTAATAGAAGATGGTATTCCATTACATATTTCAAGTAGAGCCGCTGGAACTGTAGATGAAGCTGGTAAAGTTAAAATTAAAAAATTCTTTACATATGATTTAGTTGCAGATCCAGGATTTGAAAATGCTGAATTAGCAAGAGTAAATGAATCTTATGGTTTTAAAGATACTGAAGGTTTATACATTTATGAAATGGATAGCTCAGAAGATGAAATAAATAAAACAAATAAAACAGATTTAACAATGGAAAAGACAACAGGAAACTTTGTAACCGTTGAAGATTTTAATAAGTACACTGAATACGTTAAAGATACATTAGACAGTGTTAAGGAATCTGCAAATTCTAATAACGATGAGTTAATTGAAAAGCTAGTTAAATATACTGAGCATATTGCAGAGAAAGTAAATCAGGTTACTGATTATACTGAATACTTATCAGAAAATCTTGACAAGAGCATATCTCACTCTGACTATATTGCAGAGAACGTAGATAAGATTAAAAATTATGCTTCTTATTTAGGAGAAGAACTAGANANNTCAATTCAATATACTGAGCACGTTGCTGAACAAGCAGACAAAGGAATTGAATATTCTAATTATTTAGGTGAAAGCTTAGAGAAAGGAATTAAATATTCTGAGTATGTTGCAGAAAAGGTAGATCAAAATATTGCTTATTCTGAATATGTAGCTGAAAATTTAACTAAGAGTATAAAATATTCTGAATATATTGCAGAAAGCATAACTAATACAGAAG